GGATTCCTAAAGCTGCAAACCTACACGATGGGCGATGGCGAGCGCAAAAAAGCAATCAGCGATGGCACCCGCCTGCTGGTGACATACGCAACAGCGGCCAACGTGAGCAAAAACAGATACGGAATCACAGAAGATTTGGTTGTCGAACTCGGCAAAAACCCGCTTGAACAATACATCCCAACACTTGCAAAAGGAGAGTAATAAAATGTCATTTTGGAACACTTCGGATAATAAAGCAGTTGAAACAAATGGTAATTTTGAGGCAGGTGCCTCAATGGAACCTTTGCCGGACGGTACTAGCGTTATTGCCGCACCGGTAGAGGCAGCTTGGAAAACACACGAAGAGGAGGATTATATTAATATCCACTGGGCTGTGCTTGCTCCTGAAGAATACAAAAATCGCCGTATTTTCCAGAAGATAAAAGTCTACGAGCCAGACACGCAAAAATCTGACAAGGCAAAGCGAATGCTTGCTGCAATTGACGCAAACGCAGGCGGTAAGCTGATCGCACTCGGAAGAGAGCCGAACGATGCTGAGCTTACGCAAAACCTTGTTGGCAAGCCTATGATGCTGCGCCTGGGCTTGTGGGAACTCGACGGCAAAAAAGGAAACTGGGTGCAGGCTGTAGCGCCGAAGAACGCACAACAACAGGTAGCTGCAAACACTGCTCAACAGCCCGCTCAACAGTCATCAACAAAACCAGACTTGGGGGCTTTTGACGATGTCCCATTCTGAAAAAGTTGAACAACGAAGCGCACAATGGTACGAGGCCCGCAAGGGTCTCGTCACCGCGTCAAATGTCGGAGCTATTCTTGGCGTTGACCCTTACCGCGATGAAGACGATGTGCTTAGAGCAATGGTGCGAGATTACCACGGGGCTGAGCGTGAATTTACCGGGAATGTGGCAACAGAATACGGAACATTCCATGAAGCCGGGGCGCTTATCGAGTACCAAATGGAAACCGGGAGAAAGGTGCAGAAGTGCGGGTTTTTCAAGGCTGATGTTTTCGGCGCATCCCCTGACGGGCTTGTAGGAGAGGACGGTCTACTTGAGATTAAGTGCCCGTATAGATTAAGAAAGGATGGCGATGAAAACTCACATAGATCAATAAATGTTCAGCCTCATTATTACGCGCAGATGAACGAGTATTTAAAAGCGAAGAATGGGCGGATAAAAACATGCCGATACTTGCTAAATTTCACCAGCGGTATATTTCAGAGCTTGGAAATCCAGATCATTTAAAGCCATTGCGGAAGATCATTGAAAACGAAGCTGCCGCAAAACTTCTTGCCGAGTATAACGAAGTTTGCGACCAGCTTGATTTTGCAACTACTCGCAAAAAGGAAATTATAGAGGAGCTTGCAAAGCTATCAAAAGATCGTGACGCGATTATCTGCGGAAGGAATTTCACCAAAGTTGAGCGTGCTGGTTCCGTTAGCTATGCAAAAGTGGTGAAAGATCATCTGCCAGGAATTGATCTGTCTCCCTATACTGGCTCGCCTACATCTTACTGGAAGTTGTCATAATGCTGAGAGACTACCAGCAGCAAGCGCACGATGATGTTATCGCATGGGTTCGCCAGTGCGTTGAGCCGTGCCTGGTGGAAGCTGCAACAGGTGCCGGTAAGTCTCATATCATCGCTGCAATTGCAGATACAATGCACGGGATAAGCAATGGAAAGCATATCCTGTGCGTTGCTCCATCTGCTGAGCTTGTTGTGCAAAACAGGGATAAATATGTAGCTACTGGGAACATGGCAAGCATGTTTAGCGCATCTGCCGGGCAAAAGGAATTAAGGCATCCTGTTGTTTTTGGAACGCCAGGCACAATTAAAAACAAAATACACAGGTTCGGAAAAGAATTTTGCGCTGTTGTCATAGATGAAGCGCATGGAATTACACCGACCATACGACACATTATTGAAAGAATAAAAGAGCAGAATAAAAACCTTAGAGTCATCGGATTGACAGCAACACCTTACAGGCTTGGACAAGGCTATATTTATAGCATAGATATTGACGGAAACCCGGTTGATGAAAGAAAAACAAGGGAACCGTATTTTTCTAAACTTGTCAGTCAAATAACAGCACAAAGCCTGATAAAACGCGGATATTTAACTCAGCCAGTGGTGGGCGCTATAAACACAGAGGCATATCATACGCTTGATATGCAGCTAAACAAGCAAGGCAAGTTTGATAGTTCTGATATTGATAGGGCATATCATGGGCAAGGCCGTAAAACTTCTGCTGTGATTGCTGACATTGTTTCGCAATCAAAAGAAAGAAAAGGCGTATTGATATTTGCGGCCACTGTGCAACACGCGAACGAATGTTTGCAGAGCTTGCCGCCTGAGTTGTCCGCTATCGTTACCGGAACCACTCCAATGGCTGAGCGTAAAAGACTTTTGCGCGAATTTAAAAGCCAGAAAATAAAATATCTTGTCAACGTGGCTGTGCTAACAACAGGATTTGACTCCCCTCACGTTGATGTTGTTGCTCTGCTAAGAGCAACTGAATCCGTTGGTCTTTTGCAGCAGATCATAGGGCGTGGGCTGCGCCTAGATGATGGCAAAAAAGATTGCCTGATTCTCGACTATGCGGAAAACATTGAGCGCCATTGCCCGGATGGTGACTTGTTCAGTCCTGAAATAAAAGCAACGATGAAAAGCGGAGACTCTGAAACAATTGTTGCAAAATGCCCGCTGTGCAATGCTGAAAATAAATTTACTGCCCGCGAAAATAATTCAGGATTTGTAATAAACAATCATGGATACTTTGTAGACCTTGATGGCAATGAAATCGAATCAGAAATTGAGGGAAAATCTTTACCAGCTCACCACGGGCGTAGATGTAAGGCTTTGCATTTAGCGCCGGGCGGGAAGTTGGATCAATGCCCGTACAGATGGACGTTTAAAGAGTGCCCAACGTGTTTGGCTGATAATGACATTGCAGCAAGATATTGCAGAGAATGCCGGGAAGAATTGGTTGACCCGAACGAAAAGTTAAAAATTGAATTCAGAGCGCACAAGAAAGACCCAGCGCAAATACAGTGCGACAAAATTATCGGGATTACAGCCACGCAAACGATGGCAAGAAGCGGCAGAGAGTGCATAAAGGTGGATTTTGTAACACCTTGGCGTTCGTTTTCAGTTTGGTATGTAAAGGACGTGCAAGGGAAGGCAGCTAGAAGGCTTGCACAATACATGGCAGCAACAGAAGGAGGAGAAACACCATTAACAGTGACATATCAAAAGCAAGAAAACGGGTTTTATGAAACGCTGGCTTTTAACCAGCAGGAAGAATTGGAGCCAAATAAAAATGAAATTCAATGACAACATCCCTGTGTACGGGGATAAAAGTTTTCGAGGAGAGTGCCCTTCAGAGTCTGCCGAACAAGTTACTTTTTTTTCCAGGCTGCGCAGAGAATATCCTGATACATGGGGTCTTATTGCTATCCACCCGCGAAACGAAGGTGTCCGACACCACGCTCAAACCATGCGGCAAAAGAGCGAAGGCATGACGCCTGGTGCGGCAGATATTGTCATACCAGGAGCGCCAGCTTTTGTATGCGAGCTTAAAAGACGCGATCACACAAAGAGCCGCTGGCAGGACGGGCAAGTAGAGTATTTGGAGGCTGCACAGAAAGCAGGGGCGTTCGTATGCGTGGCCCTTGGCTGTGATGCCGCGTGGCAGGCGTCCGTGGAATGGATAGAGAAAAAAGAACGCCCCGCCCGCAGCCGCAAAGGAGAAGGGAGAATGAGCATCAAGCCTGAAGAACTGAAGCTGTGCCCGTTTTGTGGAAAAGAGCCGGATTTGAGCGATGGGGACACCCTGAGTGGCATCTTACCTGTCCAGCCCTGAGATAGCGCTGCGGTTGCACGAAATCATCAAGAATGCAGGATTTTCGGAAAAATAATTAGCGAAAGCATACAGGAGACTGAGATGGAAAAAGAACCGATGTTCACAGACAGAGAATGGGCGGAAGCAATAATGTTCGGTCAGTACGAGCAACGCGAGAACCGTGAGGAAGTTGTGGTGTTTCGGCGTATAGACCTGTGCGCTTACGTCACGATGCTGCGGCAATACGATGATGAGAAAAAGCCTGACGGATTTAAGGGTCTGCCACTGGAAGAAGTCGAGGACATCATCAAGTCCAACATCACAATTACCGACCAACGGCTGTACGAAGGCGTCTACGCAGTAGCGGTAGACATTGAGATAGCATTGAAAAACAAGAACGGTGGAACGGAGGGTTGAAGAATGAGCAGTGAAAAACTAGGTATAGCGCAAAGAGAAAAATACTGGAGCGAGCGTAACACAGATGAAAAAATATATGCTATGTACAATGAGATGATGCAAATGCGGTATCAACTCACGCAGGTAACATCGCTGCTTGAAGATATGCTCACGCACTCACACGCAGATGGCAAGGTGGTGGCACCTATTAACAGGTCGCGGAATGATCGAGAGTATTACGT